CAATAATGGGACGACGATGGTATGACAAGATATTTTGAAAAATTTCCAACTATTGAATACGAAGGTGTTAAGGTTAAAGACATCACTCGCCGCAATACGTTTACAAAAGAAGTTACAAACAATCCACTTCTTTATATGCCTTATACAATTAAGGAAGGCGAAAGAGCACAGGATATTGCAGAGTGGTATTATGGCTCTGTAGATTATGAATGGCTAGTTTATATGGCTAACAATATTACAGATCCATACCACGAATGGCCTAAATCAAATCACGAGTTCAATTTATTCTTAATTGACAAATATGGTGAAGCATCGGGACTCACAGGTGAGGACATTATCGACTGGACTAAAGAAGATAATGACGAGAATATTATATATTATTACAAAGAGGTATAGTAGATGGCAGTAGAAATTGTCAAACTAGCGCCAGAATCTTTCCGAACGATTTATCTTCGTAAAGAAGATCGCGTTATCTTGCGTACTGAAACAGGTCGTAAGATTATTATCAAACGAATTATTCCAGACGAGTGGAAACCTTGGAAGATTTATGACGAAGAATATGCGTTGAATGAAAATAAGAAAGAGATATTCTTAATCGATAGAGAATATTTGCCACGCATAGAACAAGAATTTATTAGAAAACTAAGAAATAGCTGATGTCACGTAATCTATCCCAATGCGAAGTCGTATCCTGCCAGATTGTAAACGAGTTTGATCCCAAACGCGTAGAGGACATTGCTCAGTTTATTACCGGCTTTGAGATTTCGCAGAGCATGGAAGCTCATCAGTATCAGGGATTTTTAGAGATCGAGGAGACGGTTGGTCTTCTTGAGAATTTGCCGTTGCGCGCAGAAGAAACATTGCTTATGACAATTATTTCTTCTGATATGCCGTATAAGGTTGTTTTAGAAACAAGAGTGATCCGTGTAAGTGACATTACACCTATGGAAAATACAGACGGTGCTGTATATAAAATGCACTTTGTTTCTAAAGAAACTTTTAATGCCAACAAGAGAAAAGTAATCAAAGCCTACAATGGGCAAATACACGAGATTGCAAAAAGAGTATTTCAAACTTATTACGCAAAGGTAGGCGGTGAAACTGAAATAGATCAACTGTATGGCCAAGATTTTACAATGAGATCTGCGAAGAGATACAACCTTACAGAATCTACCATTGTTGAAGAAGATTTTGGACAAAGAAAGTTTTATCTTCAGGATACTTTTTCGGCAACTGGTTTAACTGTACCACGTTATACACCAGCTTACACAATGAATTTACTTGCAAGCATGGGATTCAATACAAATGTTCCTTCATGCACATATAGATTCTTTGAGACTCTCGAATCTTATTATTGGGTAACAGACGAGTTCTTTATTCATAAACATAATGCTGGGAAAATTAAGCATTTATATTACGGTCCTGTTGGTAGTATGGATCCAAATAGACCTTTAGCTCAACTCGAAAGAATTGAGCAACTGCAAATTGTAAATAAAGGTTTGGATACGGCCACCGATATTTTTTCAGGAGCTTATAGAAGCAGAGTAACAGAGATTGATATTGTAAGAAAACAGGTTACAGACTATAATTTTAATTATGATGAAGACGCCGATTATATGGACTTCAGCGGCAACCAAGCCCGTCAAAGCAGCCCTGATGCTCAGCCACATACAAAAGCTTTTAGAGATGAAACTTTTACTGAAGAAAATGCAAGACATTTTGTAGTATATAAAGATTACCAAAGCGTTGGTGATATTAAATCTAATATTAGAGCAGAAAGATTTGTTCCTACGATTACGCAGAACAGAGTTTCTTATTATCACCACTTAAATAATGTACAAGTAAAAGCTGCACTTAAGGGTAGATTGGATTTACGTCCTGGTGAAATCATTCAATTAGATATTGCTCAGTTGAATGTTGACTCAAAAAGAAATGATACTCTTGGTGGTAAATATATGATTAAGACCACAAGTCATCAGATGAAACATGGAGAACTTACAACTTCTCTTCTTCTGGTAAAGTTTGATTGGTCTGCAACTGATAGTAGAACGGATCAAGGAAATGCCTGATTACGGTATAGGAATACGCGACCCATTGTGGTTTGTGGGTGTTATTGCAAACACAGTCGACCCTCGTAAAGAAGGGCGTGTGCAGGTACGTGCGTTCGGTATACATGGAACAAATAAAGATATACCTGACGATGAGTTGCCTTGGGCTGTTCTTGTTTCAGGTGCTTATGACGCAAACGTTTTCCACGGCGCAAAGACAAATAAATGGGTGTTTGGTTTATTCCTAGACGGAAGACATGCTCAGCAACCTATGATTATTGGTACAATTCCAACTCAGAATCTTGATGGTATTGATCCAGAAAAAAATGGCTGGGGAACTATTCCACCAAAAGACGCCCACCTTCTTGCTAAAGGATCTGAGCCAGAAAGTATCGGGCAACACGACGTTTCTAAACTAGCCCGTGGTGAATATTTACACGAAACAAATCTTGTTGAATGGGAGATGGGTAGAGCCTTAAATGTTAAGGTAGCAGATTCAGACGAAACATGGGATGAACCCGCACCAGCATATGATACTGAATATCCGCATAATAAAGTAATCGAAAGTGGTGTGCATACTATTGAGCTTGATGATACTCCCGGCTCAGAAAGAATTACTGTCTGGCATAAGGAAGGTTCTTATGTACAGATCGATTCTCGTGGTACTGTTACAGAAAAATCAACATCAGACAAATATGAAGTCATTGATAGAAAACAGCACGTATTAGTTGGTAATGCAAGTACTGTTACAATTAATGGTGATGCACATGTCTACGTAAAAGGCCATAAAGTAGAAGAGATCCAAGGAGATCTAAAACAAATTGTACATGGTAATTATTATCTCGGTGTAGGCGGACCTGAAACAATTATCAATGGATCTGAAAACCTACAGATGAGAGCAGGACAGGTAAAGGTAGAAGCTAATGCTGGCTACATGTCTTTTCTTTCGAAGAAAGAAACCCAGATAGAAGCCGGACAAGGTATCGGTATTCAGGCACCAAAAATATTTGGTACTGCGTCAGAAGAAATGCTTTGGCATTCTGATAAATTATTTGCTATGGATTCAGCAGAAGACTTTAAGATCAAAGGTGCTGACGTAAGATTCCAAGGTACAGACTCATTTGATCTCAAAGGAGATGCTGAGTTAAGAGTCAGTTCTGATGGTTATGTGATGGTTCGTGGTACTACAACATTTATTGACGACTTTGTTCGCATGGCTGAGGGCAGTGCAGACCCTGCTAGAGACGCGCAGGATGTCACGAGACCTGGTGGTATGGATACCAAAGCACAGCCCGTTAAAGCTCCAGAGCCTCCTGAGAAAGGTGTTAACCTACAAACAAATAAAGACACAGGATCTCGTGGTAGTGCTGGTGCATCTTCACCTGACCATTCTGGTGAAACAGTATCCACCACAGAAACTCTTGCATCAACTGCTCCTGCAACGGCAGCAATGCAAAGTAGTTTGACTCCTCTCCTGAATCTTATTGGAAGATTTGAAGGAGATCAGGATGGTGGGTATAACGCTATATCAGGATTAATTGATAGAGCACTACATCCATCTAGACCAATCACAACTATGACTATTGGGCAGGTTCTTCAATATCAAGAATCTGTTGATAGCGTTTCAGGTTCAGAGGCTATGGGCAGATATCAAATCATGGAAGATACTCTCCGTGGATATGACAACGATGACAATGATCCGCCGCCTCCAGGCGATCCATTATACGCAAGAGCAGGTCTAAGCTTAAGCGATAAATTTAGTCCAATTAACCAAGATAAGATGGCTGTAGAATTACTTAGACGCCGCGGTCTTGACGGATATCTCAGCGGTAATATATCTAGAACAACCTTTGCAAATAATCTTGCTGCAGAGTGGGCTTCACTTCCAATTGTAAACGGTCCAAAGGCTGGTCAAAGCAGATACTCTAAGCCAATTTATGCTGATGGTAAACTGGTGAAGAATAATGCTAAGATTACTGTTGGAGAATTTGAGAAAGTGCTTGATGAGATTAAAGGTAACTATGAGAAAGCATCTACTACCATAACTTCTAAACCTGAAACTGGAGGTTCCTATGACGTGTAAATGTTGTGGCATGGAACAGTGTTTAAATCCTGGCCAACAGGTAGATACAACCACGAAGCTTTCTGGTGTAAACGGTAGAGGTGAGCTTACGATCAGCGCTCTCGATCAAATTGAAGCTAATTTCAGAGCAAGCATGATCGAAGATACTTCTGAAAATGTTTTAATTCAATCTGTAAAAAGATTTCCAAACTTTTATGATTCTCTTTCTAAATTTAATACTGACTTCTTAAAAAGAGATATCGCACAAACTTATATTGGTGCAGATGATAATGAAGTATTAGAATATAGATTAAATCGTGGTCCTATTACTCCTTTAGAATATTCAGAATATTTAAGAGAGTTTAATCATACACCCACCTCTATTGAAAACATTTATAATACAAAGCCTGCGCAGATTGTATCTGAACTAAATTACTATTATACTGGATCGTCTTCGAATAGTATTCTAGGAAAGTTTTGTGCACTTATGCCAAATATATTTGCTGCAATTGATGCTTTTTTTGATCTACTTGATGATATCGATGGTTTGATTCAGGATGCCTTTACATTCCTTGCAAAGATACGCAATGTTGCTGATGAAATTCAAGCAGCATTTGAAAAAATTAAAGTAAAAGCTCTTATTGAAGCCATTAAAGAAAAGGTAGAAAAAGCATTTGAAAAAATCGTAAAGCGTGTAGAGAATGCTATTAAAAACTTTAGTGTTGAGAATATTATGGGACAAATCGAAACATTTGTCAACGACAAAATTGTAAAAAGAATTACTCAGCTTAAACAAGAAATATTAGAATTCTTTGATGAAGAAAATATTAAGAATCTTGGTAAGAAACTTAAAGCTCAAATTGATTATGCTATGAGTGTTTTCGAAAACCCATCTCTTGAAGAGGTACAACTTTTAATTGCAAAAATCTGTGGTTTGATTACTGGTATTGAAGGTGTGATTAATAAACTAAAAGATCCACTCAACGACTTTTCAAATCGTTACGAAGAAGTGTTTTATACACTAAAAAATGTGTCAGATCGAGTAAAAGGTGAGGCTATTAGAGCTGGAGCTATCAGATTAGAAGATGAGGTACGCAAAGAAAGAATAAATAAATCAAGAGAGAAATTTGAACAAAAAGGTAATGTGCCGCCTCCAACAACTCAAGAGTATGAAGGAGTGCCAACTTGGGAAGAAATTAAAGATAATACACATCCTAAGATTGGTATTCAAGGTGGTTGGGTAGAGGCTCTTGGAAGTGCTGGATGGACACAAACTGATGCTGAAGTAAAAGCTATGCTAATGAAACTTCAGGCTAAAGTCGGTAAGCGTCTCATCGTAAACAGCTGTTGGAGAAGTATGCAGTATCAGAAAATGCTTTATGACGCTGGTAAAACTACTACACTTAATGGTCAGCACACTAAGGGAATGGCTTTTGATATTACATGGGATGGTTGGAATAGAGAAAGCACACCAGTTTCTGAAGAAGCTTATGATTTTGTAGATCTAGCAAAAGAAGTAGGTTTTAGAGGGTTTGGCCGTTATAAAGGATTTATTCATATTGATAAAGGCCCAACAAGAATGTGGAAGTCTGAAGAATTTAAAGCACTAGAACAAAAACAACTAGGTACGTCAGTATGACAATAGAACTATTAACAGGTAGAACTAAAAAGATCTCCATATATTCCGATTTTAAAAAGGATATGGAGAAAAGTCCTGTGTCTTCTGATCTTACAGTGCGCAAAGATGAAGAGTCTGTAAAAGAAGCAATTAAAAATATATTACTTACTGATCGTGGTGAAAGATTGATGCAACCAAATCTTGGTGGTCATCTCAAAGCCATGCTATTTGAAAATATAACGCCCGGCGTTTTAAAAACAATCGAAGATCAAGTACGAACAACACTAGATATTTACGAGCCTAGAGCTGAATTACTAGATGTAACAGTATCCTCTCTAGTTGACGATAATACTGTAAGAGTTCGTGTTGAATTTATGATACGCAACCAATCAAATCCAATATCAGTTGACGTATTTCTAGAGAGGACAAGATAAATGGCATCTAAACTCAAAATTAATGAATTAGATTTCGCAACAGTGAAATCGTCACTGAAAGAATATATGAAGAGTCAAACACAATTCAAAGACTATAACTTTGAAGGCTCTAACATGAGTGTTCTTCTTGACGTATTAGCATATAACACTTATCATAATAACTTTTATTCTAATATGGCATTGAACGAGATGTTCCTCGACTCAGCCGTACTTATGAACTCGGTTGTTTCTCATGCTAAAGAACTGAACTATCTGCCAAGAAGTAGAAGATCTGCAAAAGCTGTTATTAAAATCACAATCACAAACGACACGCCAGGAATCCAAACTATTCCAATTCCAGAATATACTCAGTTCCAATGTGTATATCAAGGTCAGAACTTTGAGTTTGTTACAGATAAAGCTTATGTTGCTAAAAAGGTTGCAGTCAATACATTTGTTGCAGATAATGTAGAGATCTTCGAAGGTCAAATGCTTGCGAGCTTTGAACGCGAAGGTTATTTTGTTGATGCTGACGGTATTCTTCGTGTTATCCTCTCAAACGAGAATGCTGATACAGATTCAATCGTCGTATTTGTTGATGCTGAAGAAACAGAAAACCAAAACATATTTGTAAGAAAGAATGATATCTTTGGTGTTGGTCCAACAGATAAAGTATTCTATGTAGAACCATATTTTGATGGAAGATACACCATCTACTTCGGTAATAATAGATTCGGTCTGCAGCCTCTAGAATTTGAGGATGTTCGAGTAAGATACAGAATCTGTTCTGGTGAAGAGCCAAATGGCGCTGATGTATTTAGTCTTGAATTGAATAGTGGTACTGCTGTTGTTGAAACAATTAGTGCTGCGTCAGGTGGTGCTGAAAGAGAATCTCTTGAAAGCATTCGTTACTTTGCGCCAAAAGCACTGCAGATTCAAGAGCGAGCAATTACAACATCAGACTATGAGATTCTATTGAAGCAAAACTTCCCAGAAATTAAAGCCGTTTCTGCTTACGGTGGTGAGGATCTTACACCTCCAAAGTTTGGACGAGTTGCTATTTCAGTTTATCTTGGTGAAAGAGAAGACAGTCTATCGCAAACATTGTCTGCAAGATACATTGAGTTCCTACGAGAAAGATCTCCTGTTGCTATTGAACCGATCTTTATTGAATCTGAATTCCTATATGCTTGTTTGTCTATCGACGTGTATTACGATTCAAATATTACAAGCAAATCTCCAGATCAAATAGAAACAGAGATCAGATCTGCTATTACAACTTATAGTAATAATAATCTCGATGACTTTAATAAAACACTTCGCGTATCAAAACTTTCGGGTGATATAGATGATGTAGACGTATCAATTCAATCTAACGAGATTGACGCGTGTCCATATATCTTGTATTCACCAGCAAAAGGCGTATCGGCAAACCCATCATTTAAATTCTTTGCTGAGTTAGTTAAGCCATATCCTTTTGATGATACAATTGGATTTATAGATTATAAGCCTGCAATTAAAACAGGCGCTTTCACATATGACAATACTCAAGTTTACATGCAGGACGACGGTAAAGGAAATATTCAAATCGTAACAAACGATCCTGTAGATCCTAAGGTTATTCTACCAAAAACTGGTACAGTAGATTATACTACCGGCGAAGTTAACTTGACAGGACTTACAGTGCAGAACTATACCGGTGCTGGAATTAAAGTGATGGCAACAACTAAACGAGACGACATTAAGTCACCTAACGGAAGAATCTTCTTTATCCAAGATGAAGATGTAACGATTAACATTAAACCGATTAAGATAACATAATGGCGAAAATCGAGAAAAATATTGCTCACCAGATCCAGCTGCAGTTCCCTGCACTTTACAGGGATGAAGGTCACGAGCTTGTAAAATTTGTAGAAGAATACTATAAGTTTCTAGAAACACAAACTAATATGTCTGTGTATAATAACAGACGTTTGTTTGAATATCGTGACATTGCTACAACTCTATCTGAAATGATTATATTCTTTCAGAAAAAGTTTCTTGCAGATCTGCCACTTGATGACGTAGGTACGGTCAAGTTCATCGTAAGAAATATTATGAGCCTTTATAGAAGAAAAGGTTCTGAGAGCGGTATTATTCTTTTCTTTAGAATGTTCTTTCAAGAAGATGTAGAGATATATTATCCTGCATCTAATATTCTAAAACCCTCTGATTCTTCTTGGAAAACTGGTACATATCTTCAGTTGTTCCCAAACAATGCTGAATTCCCATCACCAGCAAATTCAGCTATTATATACGAATATGATTCACTAGCTGGTAAGAACATTGTCGGTAGTATTTCTGGTGCGCGAGCTGCTGTTGATAAAATTAACTTTATTATGTTGAATAGAACTCTTGTTCCTGTAATTTATATTAACGATGTTAAAGGCACGTTTATTAAATTCGATGATATTATTACAAGGGTAGACGGCACTGATGTTAAGTTTGGTCAGGTACAAGGCTCTGCTTCTTCTATTGATATTGATCAGGCTGCACCTAGAACTACAGATAATAATATCGGTGATATTTTTGACTTTACATCTTCTCTTGGTAAAGGTGGCAGAGCAATTGTTACAGAATTGCAAGATGAATTTACGGGAACGATCTCATATACAATTGTAGATGGTGGTTTTGGTTATTCGACTGCTGAAACAAGATTGCACGTTTCAGATCAAGTTATTATTCTAGATAATGAAAACCAAGACTTCGTGATTGAAGAAAGACTCAGAGATGCGAGTGGAAATGAAGGTTTTGTAACTGGGCAAAACCCTGCTGCTGTTGGCGTTAAAATGAATGCTGGAAATGAGTTTGACGGTACAGCAATCTCAACACTCGACAGATCACCTAATATTACTTTCCAACCTGCTGATTTTTCTTTGTCTGAATTAAACAGTTCGTCGCCGGGCGATCTATTCCCAGATACTGGAGATCCTGATGACGTAACAGTCACTTTAAGTAATATAGAAAATGTTGAGCTTATCACAGATATTATTGGAAACTTTTTAAATGTTCCAATTAACTCTACAAATTATAGTACCGTGCCACCAGCTCTAGTTCCTATGTCTGGTGCTGATCCAACTCCTGCCTTGGATTCTGTTATTAACGAGGCATTCGATCTTACGCCGTTTGATATCGGTAAGGTTAGAACTCTTGTTAATGTTAATCCGGGTGCATCATATGAAAATGACGTGTTTGCTATTTTGAGAGATCCAGTAATGGAAGCTTTTGAAAGACACGATCAAAACCTTGTTCTTTCAGTATTTAGTGCTAACTTTGATAAAGGCGATATAATTACACAAGGAACAGTAACGGGTGAGATTATAGGATTTGATTCTACAAACAAAGTTTTACAAGTAAGACCATATGCTTATTATGGCTTTACAGCCGGAACAATTGTTCATGAAAGTAATTCATACAATGTAATTACAGCAGAAAGAAACTATGATACTAGAAAGTTCGGTGAAAACGCTCTTGTAAGTACTCTTACTGAATTCTCAATCGGCCGCATTAATAAAGTAAAAGTAATTAATTCAGGTTTTGGTTATATTGACCAAGAAACTGTTTATCTAAGAGATGCAAACAACGATGTAGTTGCACAAGGTACTCTAAGCGCGCTAGAACAGGGTGTGACCGAAGGTTATCATGGAAACTTTAATTCTCATATTAAGCCTGAGAATAAAATACGAGATAACGATTATTACCAAGAATTCTCCTATGAGATTCAAGGTGTAGTTGATCCAATCGAATATGATGAGATTCTCAAAAGAACAGTGCACCCCGCAGGTACTAAAGCATTTAATAAATTCGTTTATAAAACAAAAGTAGAAACAAATATTGGATCTAAATTCTCATTAACACGTAAAGATGATTATGTTGTCGGCGGTCCACCAGTTGTGGGACCAGGACAAAGTGCGAATACTTATGCAGTAACTTCTGATAAAACAGACATTACAGTAGATAGTACCATCCTCAAGGTTGACGCATTATAATAAATAACTAAAAACTTAGGAGCTGAAATGGCAAGGCAAAATATTAACATCGGCGTAACGTCGAACGACGGAACAGGAGATCCGTTGCGCGATGCTATGGATAAAGTTAACGATAACTTTGTTGAGCTTTACGCCAACGTCGCAAACATGTTTGACGGGACCTATGCAAGTTTAACCGGCAAACCAACTATTCCTGCAACATTACTCGATCTTGGTATTAGTGAAGGTACTGCAGGACAAGTTCTATCTACAAATGGAGCGGGTGTTTTTACATTCGTAGATGCGTCAGCGGGCAATGATGCTGGCATTGACACTCACTTGAATACAAGTACTGCAGCAACGAACGAAGTACTTTCATGGAATGGTACAGATTACGACTGGGTTGCTCAACAGGCTGGGGCAAGCTATACAGATTCAGACGCAGTTGCCGCGATTCAAGCAGTAAACCTTAATATGGGCACAAACAGCATTACAAC